CTGCCTTAGGCTCTTCTGCCTTAGGGGTTTCTTCCTTCTTCTTAGCACGTGTAGCGCGCTTACGCTTAGGCGCGGGTTTCTCTTCCTCAACGCTTGGCGTTTCTGCCACCGGCGCGTTTTCGGTGTGAAGCTGACTTGCAATGTAGTTTATTAGCATGTTCTCGAATGGGCTTACCAGCCCATCGCTAGTTTCGAGTTCAACAGTAATACGCATAGTATTACACCTTTCTGTAGTTTCGATTTTTCGTCTTATCGAGTTCTCTATGTCGTTTTCAAATATCCACAACTTGAATTGTTGATAACTCAACTATAAACCCCTCAAGGTACCAAATGCAACCTGAGGGGTTGTGAAGCTAGTCACTAAATTAGGTCTGACTCAACCACGCGAACAAACACCTGTTGCCTACCATACGCAGCAGTTTCACGCGGTACAGGGTGCATAACCCATCCAGGTAGAGTACGAAGCACCCTTTGAATATCCGCCATATCTCGAACTGAATGGTCGCCAATGCGACGGCCCATGACTTCACACCACACCTGCAACGCACAAAGCGAGTTTATCGTTTCGGTACCCGCCGGGGCGAAATTGGTCGCGGCGTTCACGCGCCATTCTAACCGCTCGTCCAGCGTCATATCATCCCACCCGGCGGGTACAGGTGTATCGGCGTATTTCTGCACCAAGCCGGTTAGCGGGTCTTCCTGAACATACGGGGCGAGGGCTTCGTTCAAAAGCTCGGTTTCCTCTGCTGTAAAGTGCAGCTTTTCTCCATCTCGATAGAGCTGTACAGCCTCTGCCCATACTTGATTTATGTATTCGTCTGTAAGAGCGTCAAAGTCTACCTTGTTCTTGGCGTGCACGATAAGGAAGCGGCGGTTACCGTCTTGACGACGCAAAAACGCGGGGTCATTCGTGGTACCCCAAATAACAGACCGGCGCGGGTAGCTAGAGACGGTAGCCGCGAACGGCGCTCGGTATTCATCCTTGCGTTGAGTCAGAAACTCTTTGAGCTTGTTAAAATCAGCAGCGCGTAGCGAATGCCCCTCATCGGCGGTAACTATCCATGACTTACCCATTTTCATAAGCGTGTCTTTATTGCCTATTTCATCTAGGCTGTTGTACCAGCCGTGCGACATTTTTTCTATCCACCATGATTTACCGATACCCTCAGAACCATAAATCATGAGCATATTATCCCACTTGATACCCGGCTCGAAAGTACGGGCTACCGCCGCAACCAGAACCTTTCGCGCTACTAGCCGGGTATGGGGTGAGTCTTCCACGCCGGGGAGAGCAAACTCAACACGTGGTGTTCCATCCCATTCAAGGCCCTCTAGGTACTCTTGAACAAAATCGTGCTTTCGTTCCTGCACCAAATCACGTAATACATGGCGTAATTGGTTCTCGGAGATACGTAGCTTATACGTCCTTTCAAGATGAAGCATGATAGATGAAAAATCGTAATCATCTAACTGTGTGTCGTTCTCTCGAACATCGCGCCAGGGGTAGCTACCGGGCGTAAGTTCCATAGACATACCGCGAACGTTCAGCACGATACCTTTAAAAATTGGGTCATGCGCTGTTATCAAATCGAGATTTTGTATCGTGTTCTCAACAGCCCCGAATTTATTACATGATAGGCTCTCAACCCATGAAGTGCTATCTGTTTCGTCGTTGATTTCCTCAGAGAATGCTTTTAGAATTTCAGCTGATTGTAGCTTTTTTACACGCGCAGCATTCGCCGCAAGCTCGTTCATAGCCTTAGTGGATGGTAGACGGGTAACGGGTACACCTTCTTTACCCACGTCCAAATGCCCAAACTTATGTACTCGAACCAGGTCAAAGGCATTCATCGCTTTACCCCCGGCGGGGTCATTCGCATGATATGAGTAGACAAACCCCGGATTTTCGGCTATAGGTGCCATGCCCGCCTCTGACTTTGCGCCGTTGAGGTGAAAACGATTAGCCGATACCTGCTCATACGGTAATCCAAAGACACTTATCAGCTCGGCCCAGTCTTGATAGGCTTGGCAGAATAGACCTGCAACACCTTTGAGGGTTTTAGGGTCTTTGCGGCGGGTAGCACTTTCACGCGGGGACTTATCAAACGTGTTCGTACCCTGCAACAGAGCGTTATCAATCTCAAGCGCTTTACCTTCACGGGTGAGAACGGTATACCCGTCCCCGTTAGTAGCTGGCAGGAACATATACCGCTCATGTTGTGCCGTGGTAGGGTCAAAACAGGTATTACCTAGCAGCGCCATAACGCCATAGCAAAGCTCTGTGTATTTCGCGGGGCCTACCTTCTCAGATAGCGGCATAATAAGCCTATACCGTGGCTTTTCCTTCGTAGAGCTGAACGTACTGTGCAGAGCATAAGCGTAGCCGTCAAATACGTTCTGCACGCGGTCAATAAAGCTGCTATCAGGAAAATCAATATCCAGAGTAAGCGCGCATCGAGATACCACACTCGATTTATTGCGGCGTTCACCCTCGATTTCACCAAAAATGTAGTTACCGGCCTCTTTCTCTCCCGCCGGGGTTGCAACATACTCAAGGAATTTACCCCATGTGATTTTTCCTTGTTTCCAGGTGATAGAGTTTCGCTTAGGGGCAGTAGCAAAATCAAGTTCTGTGGTTGGTGTGACTTCCATCGTGTGTCTTTCTAAAAATCCTGTAGATAGCTCATGAGCGCGTCTTGAGCGGTCTCTTTGCCTTTGAGTCGTGAGTCTATTATAGAATCAATCGTACCCCGCGCTGTGACTTTGTGAATTGTTACCGGGTGTTTTTGCCCCTGCCTAGATAGGCGCTTATTCGCCTGTTCCCATTCCTCGGTACTCCAAGGTAACGTAGTCCAGACGATAGTATGCCCGCCGTGTTGCAGGTTCAGACCATGACCGATAGACGCGGGGTGTGCAGCTAAAACAGGTATCTCCCCCGCATCCCATGCGTCGAAAACACCTTTTTCGTCTGAGGTGTGCAGCACCCCGGCGGGTAGCGTAGCCTTTAGCTCTTCCAGCTCTGCCTTGAAACGGTAGAAGACCAGCAGCGGCGAACCTGTACCCTCGTAGATTTCGAGAACCGCTTTTGCCTTTTCGTTATGAAGCTTCGTAATCCCAGCACCGGCTAGGTAATCGTCCACATCTGGATATATAAATCCGGCGCTAATTTGCGATAGCTTACCGGTCATAACGGCGGCGGTAGCAGCGGAATGTAGCTTACCCTCGGAAACTTCTACCACTAAATCCCTGCGCATCTGCTGATAGGCGCGCCGGGCGTTCGCTGGCAGTTCCACTATAACTTCATTCTCGATAACAGGCGGTATGTCTATTTTCCCGTCCGTTTTCATAGACATACAGAAATGACTAATCATGTCGAAAACGTGAACCTCCGCGCCGGGGAGGGGTTTCCATTTTGTGACATGCCCCTTCCAGCCTATAGACTCAGCTTCAAACCACCGTTCACGGAATGTTGCAAGCGAGCGCCCTAGCGTAACGCCCCTATCGAGAATAGCCACTTGCGCCCATAAATCTAGCAGCCCGTTTGGGGTTGGAGTACCAGTCAGACCCCAGCAGTTCACCACATTACGGCGTATTCGGTTAGCGCTCTTCCACCGCTTAGAGGTCTTGCTCTTATAGCCGCTCAACTCGTCAAGTATAAGCGTCCGAAAACGTCCATCCGCCGCGTATTCCTCTGCATCGGCTTGTATATCACGGCTAATAACGTATATGTCGCCCTCGGTGTTTTCTAGCCCATCCCGGCGGGCGCGCGGGCTTCCTGTGCACTGAACCACCTTGAGGTCTGGTCGCCATTTTTTAGCTTCTTCACCCCAAACATTGAGCGCAACGCGCTTAGGAGCGATAACCAAAGCGGGCAAGTGTTCAGAGGTTAGAGCCGATAGAGTGATAGCGGTTTTACCAAGACCCATATCCAGGAAAAGCCCTCGCCCGCCGGGTGCCTCTTGCAGGAACTTTACCGCGTCTTCTTGGTATTTATGCAGTTTCAGCTCAGAGTTCGACACGTTTGCCCCGATACTTACGTTCTAGCTTCTTACGAAATTCTTTTGACCTACGGTCGCCGCCGGGCTTAGGGCGACTTTCGTACCATTCAACAAGTTGCCCCGCCGTCCACACAGGATTCCTACCGACTATGGCCGCCGGTTTCGGTAGCGGGTGGCGTTTATTGATGTGGCTTCCTGTGTACTTAGCTATCCCTAGCATAATTTCGGCATCTCGCAAATCGTAGAATTCCGGCGCGCCCTTCAGTGATTTATCTTTTTTCATGGCTTCCTTCCTATAAAATCAACCGTTCAGAGTATAACACTTTGAACGGTTGAGGTCAATTATTTCAGATGTGGTAAATTCACTATGGCGTTAGACGCTGCAACATCCCAAAACGTCGCATCATCTACCCCGATAACATAGCCCCCTCGCTCTTTGTGCAGTACACGCCGGGCTATCACAGGAAGGTCAAACCCTAGTAGCGCATCGGCGAACCGTTCCTGTAGCTTATCGACAATACCACCGTACACGGCTTGCTCTATCGTTGGATATACTTTTCTTTCCACAGTGCTACTTTCTTACCAAGGCTGATAGATTTCTTCGAGTTCATCGCGTGATACACCGAACCGTTCTAGTAGTTCATTTTCACAACGCTCAAAAGGTTCTGACTCGTCTGCACGGTCGCCGTTCTTACCGTCTGTGAACCCGGTGTTACCGTCTATTCCTTCATTTCCGAAAACGTACCCTAATACGTCAAGCTCGTCTTCATCTTCCACCGTGCTAGTACAGATGTACACATCATAGTCGTTCGATATACGCCGCCAATCTAGCGCTACCTTAGCCCCGGCGTTCGGATATTGCCTAAGAACCTTCTTAGCGTCTTCCTGCTCTACACCTGCATTGAACAGTTCCTCGAAATAGCGAGTCTCTTTCATCATCTTTCCTTTGTCTGTATCGCCGCCCTGTTGCGTCGATATTTCAAGAATACAGCACTTGAACTTTTGAAGCAACTCTAGAACCTGTGTTTTACGCCTCAAACGCTAGAAGGATATCTAAGCGGCAAATTTCAACCCGCCCTAACAACTACCCGCTAACAGCCTAAAAACCGCTTAGCAGTCGTTCTGTAGCTTTCTAGAGTAAATTCTGTCCTTCTACTACCGCACGCGTGCGGGCTATCCAACCGTCTACCCCGGCGCGTCCGTAAGCAACGAATACTTGAGTGCCTAGTTTAGCCGCCCGTGAGTGCCAAAGCTCTTGTGCCTTTGAGAGTCTACCCTTCTCGGTTTTCAGCTCTACCAACCAAATTCCCCCGCCGGGGGTCATCACCATTCGGTCGGGTACCCCTCGCTCGCTCGGTAGGAACTTTACTGCCTTCCACCCTTCACTGCGGCAAGCTCGTAAGAAATATGCCTCTAAATCTGCTTCTCTCATACCCCTACGGTACCACTACCGCTATAACCCTGCACCACAAGCCCTAAACAGCCCGCTAACGGACAAGCACAACCCGGCTGGCATAATCCACCCACCGGTTCAAAACAAACCGCTTAGAAAGCCGTATAGCCCTCAACCACCCATCGCGCCGGGAGCCATAAAGATTTTTCCGAAAAACCCTTGACAAGTTCAAAACCCCTATGCTATCGCGCGCACGCGTTCCTTAACTTAATAAGTTATATAGTTATATACTCTACAACTTACCAACTTCATACCCGCGCGCGTACACCCGCGCACACGCCCGCGCGCGTTCTTATACTTAATAAGTTATATAGTTATATACTCTAGCCACTTTTCTACTATTCAATTTTTAATAAGTTGAAAAACACTTCAAACTCTATATAGAGAGAGTTTAGGCTGATTAGGGTGTTGACTAGGGGTTTTACCCATTTTCAACGGTTGAATTTTGAGGAAACTAAGTGCATAATGCAGTAAATTACACTACTGGAGACTTCTAAGTGCAAAATGCACTAAATTACATCAAATGATAACATCAACCTTATCATTTGATGCATTTTGCACTTAGAAGTGTCGTATGTTGTAGTTTGGTGCATTATGCACTTAGTTTCCTCAGTTTTTGGTTTTTGAAAATGGGTAAAACCCCTAGTCAACACCCTAATCAGCCTAATTACGCGTTTTATAGAGTTTAGGAATTTTACTATAATGTTTACCTGTAAAGTAATTTTTAGCTACCAACGCAAAATCAACCGCTCTGCGAACGCACCCCCGGCGCGCAAAATTACGTTCCAAACTACCCACCACGCAAACTTAGGGGACTTCTTCTTTCGCGCCGGTTCCTGTTTCTCTCCATAATTACCCTCTCTATAACCTATGAGCTTCATCACATAAGCCCTCTACAAACCAAATCAGCTCTTCAAATGTGGTATTCTTGAAATACGACGAAAACCCACGATAAAGGAGCTTCATTATGAAGACCGAATCCACTTTGCGCCCGCATGAGCGCGATAACGACCTGCACCTTACTCTAGGGCTGTACCAGCTTCGAGTGCTTGAGACGGCTTTACCGTCTGCCCGTAGCCTGTCTTACCAAATTCCCGCGTTGCTTTCGGAAATTGGTGAGTTGCAGGGCGTGCTCGCTAAAGAGGTAAGGGACGATAACCGCAAGCCAAACCACCCGGCGCGTAAGGCAGAGCTCGGCGACATTGCATACCTAACAGCTCTCATGCTCAACGATTTAGGCGTTCAGAGGGTTACACCCGCTAACACCCGGCTCGCACAAGAGCGTATGAAGGACGACGCGCTAGACGCTGTGCGGACTCCATTCGTTGGAGCTTTCGTGTTCTCGCAGGTGGGGGCTGATACGCTCAAGATTCTGAATGCACCACGTGAAGAGTCCACTACGGCTTTCCGTATCTACGCGAACCGTCTAGCCCGCCTGTGGGAGTGCCTACCGTACCTTGCTGAGCGTCTGCTTGCGGGGGCGGAAGAGTACGACTCCCGGCGCGCGGCGGTGTTCTCGCTCAAGACGAAAGAGAAGATGGCGCAAGAGCGCGCGGCTCTGCGAGAGGATATTTTTCAAGACGTTCTCAATGCGAATATTCGCAAACTGGCAGACCGTAAGAAGCGCGGGAAAATCAAGGGTAGCGGGGATAATCGGTAATGACGACGAATGATAACCACCACGGCGAACACCTGGCACGTGAAGCCGCGTCGTATCTCGAAGAGTACAACCGTTTAGGCGCAACCTTGGCGCGTGAGAACCTGCTACCTAAGTCGGTACCATCTTCTTACCACCATAACCGCGACCAATACGTTACCCCCGGCTCGGTGGGTACGAAGGAGCGGCGCAAGTTCTCTCTAGGTATGGTTGCAACTATGATTGTCACTTGCATGTTCCTAGCCCTTGCGTTGCTATCCACTACCCTACCCATGTTTCTCAAGATGTTGTTGTGTGCGCCTATCGCCTTCATGGCTGGCGCGTGCATCACCCATGCTATCGGTGGACGTTATACCGATAGCGACGACTAGAAGATAAGAAGGTACACCCTCATGAAGAATAAACTCTTTGCCTCTCTGGCTACTGTTGCGGTAGCGTTCTCAACCCTTGCGCCTCTGGTTCCAGCAGATGCAGCGCCTAGACAGCCGCTTTCGCATTCCCAATGTACCCGCTTGCGTGGTGTGCAGCCTTGGGTACCGGGCTATCTGAATGCTAAGTATTGTAGTGGTCTTCGCGGTCAAGCGTACTGTCGATTCCGGGGTACGCTTTATTGCGAGTAGCCACTGCATAACCTAGACCCACCCGGCGCGGTCTATTATCCTCCGCCGCGCCGGGTAACCCTAACAGAAAGAAACCCATGAAGAAAATACACACGCTCTCACCACGTAAGGACGTGGAAGAGCTTACGAAAGACCTGCATGACCTCATTCGTTACCGCTTAGCAGACGGTAACGCTATTACGGTGAACGTTGTCAAGGAAGATACTGGAGCAGTTACTACTAACCTATCACTAAACAAATCCTACGATATGGGCATCTTCCATGAAGTAGAGCAGGGAGAGTTACCAAAGGTTCTTTACAACGTTGAGCGTCTAGCCCTGCACACGCTTATCAAGTCCGAACCGCAAGTTTATGACCTCTCTAAGATGTGGGTAAAGTTTGAAGCACAACCGTACATGCCGCTCGAAGACCGGCGCGCTATCGACAAAGCAACAGCTAAGAATGAAGAGGTGCAGGTATCGGGTGTTCTCATTCCGGCGCACTACACGGTCATGGTGATACCTAAGGCGGATGTTCGCACCGTGCTAAAGAACATGTTTCTCTCCCATGTGTGGAACCACCTGGTTACTATTGCTAACCCCCACATTAGCGGTACGTACTCGAACACCCCGGCGGGTGAGATGGTTATTAAGACCTCACCCCTGAACCGTGTCGCTACCACCGGCCTACCCCGTACACCACAGGTCTTGCGGTCAATGAACATGCGTAAGCTCTCGGATGTGCTGGACGCGGTAACGAAAGAGTTACAGGTAGCCGGGGCGTACACCACCTCTCGCACCGTGAATGAACAGTACGGATTCAAGGAGGGGTAGGTATGGTACCTGAATGGCTTATGACTGTAGTACGTAACAACACTAAGGTGTTCATTACGTCTTTGGCCGCGCTTATCTTGGGGCTGTTCTTCTTCCTGATACCTATCGAGATACTACAACTCGCATGGGCTAGGGGCTTTGAGGTGTGGTACTTCAGGATACTAGGAGCGGTAGCAAGCGTTACGCTACCCGGCGTGGTTGTGCACTTCATTATTTGGGACTCACAGAATAAGTAGAGAGGAAACAAACTAATGCCTAACGCACCATTGGAATACGCAACTATCCTAAATGAGCTGCTCAACCCTTATGCTTCTAGGCAGCGGCAACCATCGGGGCGGTATGCGATTGAACGCTACCCGTCTCTGCTCTCGCTGTTGGAAGATGCAAGCAACAGCGGTGGCAGCACCGGCGCGTCGTCATCTGCTGCAAGTGTACCGCTCTCGCTGGATGTTCTAGACATAAAGGAAGAGTACGGTATCAAGGACAGCGAGTACTACCGCTCAACCATATTAGGTAAGCTCGCTACTGATACTTACACTGAAGGCGACCTGCAGCAGTGGGAGAACTTGCATGAAGCTATCAGCAACCTATTCTACCCACCGGTGAAAGAGTTCAGCTCGGATGCTTTGGTGTGCAGCAATTGCGGGTCTTCACCACTCAAGGGAGTAAAGGAACCTGACTTCTTGGTGTGGTGCCCCGCGTGTCACCAAACCTGGACTACGGAAGACTACGAAGCTGAGATAGTATCACAGCTTACGTACCCCCTCCCATAGTTGCATCTATACCTATATAGTGTTATACTATATGTCGCACGCTATTAGTGCATCTATCTACAGTCAGTTTGTTATCTAGACAATGTAGATTTTTAGTCATTGCGATAAGCCCCGGCGTAGATACCGGGGCTTTCGTTTTACCCCGTGCACCCCGGCGGGTAGCACACCCCCTACCACTACCTACCCCATACCCATAGGACTACCCATGCCAGCTACACCGGGCCAAGGTACACGGCGTTACATGAAACTCCGTGCGATATTCCTTGATGAATGCAAAGAAGCTAATGCGCCTTGTTGGTTATGTGGACAACCTATCGACTATCGGATACCACACAATGACCCGGTTACCGGAGCGGTCAATCGTGAAGCGTTCGAGCTAGATCATGCTTACCCTCGGTCCACTCACCCGGAGCTTGCGGAAGACCCGTCGAACTTCCGTCCATCACATCGAGCGTGCAACCTCAAGCGCTCGGATGGTAAGGGAGACTTGCCAATGGGTTCAGTCTCGTCTCGGTTCCTTGTTGCACCTGACGAGTCTTATACTTATGAGTTCAACTAAGCGGATAATCTTAGTGAACTAAATAGAATTGATACTTTTTCTACCTTAAAAAGATTGAGTATTCAGTTTTACAAGGTAGAAAATACTAGTAAATTTGTACGTATCTTTACCGGGTATTTTGTGGGTTTCACCCGGTAAAGATACGTTAGTTACCAAAGGGTAGTAACCCGGTATTGCAGGTGGGTAAGGGGTATGGGGGTAAAAATCACGGTGCGAACATACGTTCGGCTCGTCCCGGGCCGCACCCCGTCTCTCCCCCCGGCAAAGTTCTAAGCCCCTCGAAACTTTCACTCGATACCACTTAAAAGCAGACAGGCGCCCCGGCGCGAAACGGAGCCGAAAATGACCGAAAATAACGCTTTGATATACGGCGACATGGAGACAGCCGTTCGAGACGCTATTGAAAAAGCCACGTGGCTAACTCCAGCGGATGTTGCCGCTAAGAATATGCTTATTTCCTTGGCGGGGCAGTACGATAATCTCGAAGAAGACTATGTAGATGGGCGCATAACCCGTCCTGAGCAAATCAAGGCACAATACACGTTGAACGTGCACCTTGTGCAGCTCATGAAGCAGCTCGGGCTAACACCTGAGTCACGTCAAGGCGTACCGGAGCAGAAAGTACAACCTGCAGAAACTGACTCAGAACGCCGTATGCGTGAACGCCGCGAACGCCGCCGCGCCCGAAACGGTGCAGAGCATAAGCGAGTCTAATTATGCGGGATGAAAACGGTAAGCTCTACGGTGATACCGCGCCCCGCATCTTCACGCCGCCGCTGCGAGAACTAACACCTGAAACGTCGCTTGGTTTTGAAGCTATTGAGACTGCCAAAGAAGATTTAGGCCGTAAGCTGCACCCCTGGCAGGAATGGTGGCTTATCCATTCGCTAGAATTAGCGCCCGGCTCGTTCACGTCGGACGAGTACCCGGTTTTGCGGTTCGAGACGGTCATTCTTCTTGTGGCGCGCCAAAATGGTAAGTCGTTCATTGCTTCTACCCGCCTTCTTTGGCGAATGCTCATGTGGGACGGCCCGGAAATTGACCCGTTGTTGGTTCTCGGTACAGCTCATAAGCTCGCAGCGGCGGAAGAGATACAGGCGCAAGCGCATAATGCACTCAAAGCGTCCCCCGCGAGCGACCAAATAGCGAAAATGACCGGTACGAACGGCTCTAAATCGCTTGAATTGGTGAATGGTTCGCGCTATCGCTGTGATGCGGCATCGGATGACGGCGGGCGTTCGTTCTCGGTTACCGACCTATTCTTTGACGAATTGCGTCAGCAACAGGAATGGTCTCCCTGGATGGCGCTCACAAATACGACGAATGCTAAGTTTTCGTCTCAGGTTATAGCCGTCTCGAACGCGGGGGAGTCAAAATCTGTTGTTTTGAACAGTTTGCAGGATAAAGCGCGTGCAGAGGCCCGCGAATTGCAAGCATTTATCAACAACGGCGGCGACCCGGAAGAATGGGCTAAAGACCATGAGGTTTCTTTAGGGCTTTTTGAGTATTCCGCCCCGGAAGATGCGAATATTCATGATAGGGACGCATGGGCAGCAGCTAACCCGTCTCTCGGCTACCCTTTCGGACCTACAGAGAAGAAACTAGCTGCAAGCGCCGCGCTCGTCGGTAATTCCAGTGAAGACGGCGTGCCAGAGCATAAATTCCGTGCTGAGGTGCTGTGCCAGAGGGTTGCAGTTGCTAAGGAAGGGCCTTTCAAGTCGAAAGACCTTGAGGCGTGCCTATCCCCGGCGAGTGAGATTGACTCAGAAAGCCCTATCGTGGTGGGAGTCGATACCTCAGCAGACGGCAAAATGAGCTATGTAGCCGTTGCAGGTTTCACAGCAGACGGTACCCCACAGGTTGAGGTGCTTACTAAACGCCCGTTTATGGACTGGATACCTGACTTTTTGCGAACAGGTTTGAATTTCACGCCGCGCGATATTGTGTTGCAGGGCAAAGGCTCTCCCATTTCGTCTTATCGAGATTCACTCGATAGGCAGGGCGTGCTATTTACCCCGTGTGAAGGCTCGAACCTCCCCGCCGCGTGCGTTCAGTTTGCGGAACGGGTAGAACAGCATAAGATACGTTGGCGCGACCAGCCTGTGCTTACCCGCCCTCTTCAAGAGGCGGTCAAAAAACATTACGGCGACGTGTGGTCTTGGAACCGCGACAAGTCGCCTATCGACATTGCACCTCTATGCGCGGCAACATTCGCGTTATGGGGTCTGTTGCGATTACCAGATGAAGACGAATCGAAGTCCGTATACGCGGATGAAGATTATAACGAGTGGTGGAAGTAGTTAGAAGGTGAAATATGCCTAACGCCGGTGATGTTATAGCGCGCGCGCTCGCAGGTGGTTTATCGCGCGCGGTAACTACGTTTATGGGACGCGAGGTTGTGGTAACCCCCCCCGGCGTGGGTATCGAATCTGAACCTCTGAATCTAACACCGGAACAGATGTGGCGTACACAGCCGCATTTGCGTACTGTTGTCGATTTCCTAGCTCGGAATATTGCACATCTAGGCTTGCATGTGTTCGATACATCGACGGATGATAGGGTACGTGACCGTAAATCGGTGCTTGCGGCTCTAATGTCTCAGCCAAACATGCACATGACTACCTTCGAGTTGATTTATGACTTGGTAGGTAATCTTGCGCTGCATAACCGGGCGTATTGGTTTGTTTACGAGTCAGCGGAAACACCGTCAGGATGGGCAATACAGCCTTTTCCCGCGTCATGGGTGAAAACGTCGTACGGTACCTATTGGGAGCCTACGCAATACGTCGTTTCTCCACCTGATTCACCTGATAAAGCGGTGAAGTTCAAACCTGAGAACGTGCTTGCGTTTGAGGGCTGGAACCCGCTACCTAGCAAAGAAGCCTCTGCTGTTGAGACATTGCGGCTTACGCTCGAAGAGCAGTACCACGCTCGCAAACATCGTACTCAAGTGTGGCGACGTGCAGGGCGTGTGGGTGGATATATCACCCGGCCCGTGGATGCGCCCCGGTGGACGAATCAAGACCGCCGCCGTTTCCTCAAGATGTTTGAGGAATTTACGCGTGCAGGGTCTAAAACAGGTGGTACCCCCATCTTTGAAGAGGGTATGCGCCTTGAAACGTCTGAGTTCAACTCTGCAAATGCTGAATGGGCAGAGTCGGTAAAGCTCTCGCTTGTCACCGTCGCGCAGGTGTTCCAGGTAAACCCGGTGATGGTGGGTGTTCTGGATAATGCGAACTACTCGAACGCTAAAGAGTTCAGCAAATCCCTGTATACAAACACCTTAGGCCCGCAAATTCGTATGATTGAGCAGCGGCTCAACACGTTCTTAGTGCCTATGCTCGGTTTAGACCCGGCGGAACACCTTCTAGAGTTCAATATTGAAGAGAAGC